TTCTTACGACCTATAAACGCAGCAAGAGCTTTAGGATTTTTTGCTCCACTTTTCTTTAGTTTAGCAGTAAGATTTTTAAATCTATCCCCACTACCTAGCTTTGGTTTCTTAGGTGGTTTCATAATCTGTTGTCTAGCACTAGACCTACTAATCATAACTGTTACCGACTACCTGCCCACCTGACATGCGATAAGTAATGGGGCCACCTTTTTTGTAACCCTTTACTTTACCACCAGCTTTTTTCCTTGGCATTTTTCTTTTCAAGTAGGGTGTAAATTCTTTATCACCCCTAGAAGGTCTACTAAGTTTAGGTTTATCAAAAGCACCTTTAATCATTCTTGCAATCTGTGCTTCTGTTTCTGAATTTTTATTAGGTGTTTCATCTAACTCGTTTGTAAAATCTCCATAATTAGGCAAGCTTGTTGGTTTTTTTATTTTTTTCCGCCTACGATCTTTAGCAATTTCCGAAGGTGTGCCTTTTATATTCTGGATAGTCTTACGCATTTTACCACGTTCAACTGCTTTAAGGTCTAAATTACCACCAGCCTTACGTTTTACTTTACCACCAATCTTACGACGGTTAGATATTCTCATTTCTTTAGTTTTTTGTTTAGCAGCTTTCTTTGGTCCTAATTCTAACATAGCTTCAATCTCTCTAGCTTTTTTAGTTTTCCCTCTTGCTTTTAAACTTGATACTGCTTGTTTTTGTTGATTTACAGTAGGATTAAAATTTCCTATAATTTCACCATCATTTAAAAATGCTTGAACAGGGTCTCTTTTATCTTGTTTTTTAACTGGTGTGCCTTTATAAGCAGCCTTTAATCTTTCTTTAACTTTGGGTTTTTCTGAAGTTTGTTTAGCAGTTTGACGAGCTTTATTTGTAGCTTTAATATCTTGTCTTTCCATTTTATTATAAGCAGCTTGAGCTTCTTTTCTTATCTCTGGAGTTTTCCCTTCTCTTGCTAGTTCTGCAAGCTTTGCTTTTGCTTTTCCTCTATCTTTCATTCCTTTTGAAGCTTGATCTCTTACAAAATTATTGATTGTTAAACCACCTACAGTAACTTTCTCACCTCTTGTACCTACATCTCTAGCTGTTCTAGCTCCTACACCACCTGTATAATCACTAGCATCAGGATCAAGTCTTGCACCTTCAGCTTCTCCTTTAGGTTTAGGTAAGCCTCCTTTTTCAAACTTACGCCTTCCTGCTCCTGTTGTATTACTAAAAATTTTTTGAACTGGTTTTTTAGATTTACGAAAAGGTTTAAAAAGTTTTCTTACAATTTTTCCTGCTACCATGATTATGGACTCCCCGGTGTAATTGTATCAGGACCACCAGCAGGTGAGGCAGCAACTGCCATGTCATCCTGACGTGTCCTTCTAGCTTGATTTCTAAGTGTAATAATTGCTGCTTCATATTGAGCTTGCCATGCAGGAACTGTAGGCCAGTCCTTCATATACATAGTAGCTTCCATCATGGCAGCAAAAAATAAAGCGTCATAACAGTAATTAGTAAAATAATTTGCTGTAGTAACACTTGTGCCTGTAGCAGGAGCCAAGGCCAATGGTTTGGAAACTGTTTGAATTACTCCTGTTAAAGTAGATACAGGAGTTGGTACTATAAATATAGAACTGTTATTCTTACGTGCATAATAACGTGGCTCACCTGTAGAAGCACTTACAGGCCAGTAGTCATTGCAGTATTCAATTGTCCTCTGAAGTAAATTAACTTTACTTCCAGCACTTGTTGTAAAGTTTACATTACGAACTATGCGTACTCTATCTCCAAGAGATACAACTGCATTACTAGCTGTAAGTGAGAAAGTAGTATACTCATCTAAACCTGAGTCATCAATATCTTTAGTCAGACGTAACTCTGCTCTGTTAATAAAATTATTTATTTCAGCACTAAACTCCTCGCCATCGTTCTCAGTAGTAGAGATTAAAGCTTCTCTTAAAGAAGAGTAATCTGACATTTTTGGTGGATCAGATACTACCATTGTTAGCCTACATATAATGTAATAGTTGGGGCCATAGCAGCAGCACCTGAAGTTGCAAGACTTACAATTCCAAATACGCCTACACCCATATCTCCTACGTAAGTATCTTGTGAATCAAGTGCAGCAACACGCCATCGAAGGGCTGTACCTGCTGCTGTCTTATTCGTAATCTGTTTAGTACCTTTAATAATAATGTCTCCAACAATTGTGGAGTATACGTGCATAGCCATAACACGAGTATGTGAGGGCGTAGGACTGCTTCCTGTGCCTTCATCTCCAAGTGTTAGGCCGCTATCTACGTAACGAAACCCTGTGATAATAGCACCATCTGTACTTACATTTTGTGCTACTTTAATATTTGTTGTCATAATAACTCCCTTATAAGTATGAGAGAGGTAGCTTGTACACTACCCCTCTCAACTATCTTATCAGCCAGCAGAACCGTACCATCCACGCCAATCAGAGACACCGAAGCTATAACGCTCACGGGCTTTGAATCGCAGATTGCCGGTATCAAAATCAGGCTCCATTTTAGTCTGAAGCGGAGAACGGACGAACATCTTCGTTCCATTCGGCACATCAGTCTTAACAAACCACGCATCAGTATCAGTGAAGCGACGGTTAATGTAGTAGCCTTCAGGGACCATACCCATATTACGAATAGCGTTGATAGCATTCGTATTGGGGTTGGCACTGGCTGCACTCGTTCCGGTGTTGCCGGGGCTGCTGAGAATCTTATCAGCAACGGCCCAGTAATCAACGGGGATGTGCAAAGAAACTACAGAAGCACCAATCAGAATACCACGATCATCTTTGGTTTTCTGAGCAGTGGTTAGTGCAGTCTCAAGGGTTGCTTCTGACAGATCAGCCGCACCAAGAAGGTTTGACTGGAGACCATCAGAAATGGTTGGATGAGATGCAGAGAAGAATGCAGCACCGTCACCAATGGTATCAGAGAAACCATTGTTGTAGATGTTTGCAGCTTTAACCTGCTTGGTGTTCGCCATCGCCCGTGCAAGACCTTTCGCACGAAGTTTCGCAAACGTGTCATACAGATTATCTTCCATAGCTTCTTCGGTGACAGCAAAGGCAAGAGCTATCGTCTCAGCCGTATAACGGGCTGAATAGCTTTCCTGTGCGTCATCATAAGAAACAGAAGCACCTTCACCCTTAGTGGGTGCAGTACCGAAACCAGTGAAGAGTACTTCTTCTTCAAAGGCACGATCTGAGTTTTCTACTTCGAAAAGAGGTTCATGCTCGTTATTTACCTCTCCATACTCCATTCCAAAAACAGCGTTTAGACCGGGAAGGAGTTCTTTGCTAATACTAGCTCTATTAATAGCCATAATAATTCCTTCCTATCAAGCTGTTGATGCCGTAGCAGTTACAAAACGATCACGGTGATGGTTGAGCCATACTTCAACGATTGGATACGCATCCGAATCTTTCTCGTCTGGGTATTTAGCACGACCAATTACACGAACCGCTGCAGAAGATTCTACACCTGAAGCTCCGTCAAGATAGTAACTGGACTGACCAGTCACTGTACTTCCCGAAGAAGCAGTAGAACTAACTGTTACATTATAGTTTTTGACAATTGCCAACTCACCCGCTGAAAGCGAGAGAGAGGCTTGGATGTAATACGTCTGATCTGGATCAGTGATTACAAAGAATTTAATATCCGTGGCACTCAAGCCCCCGTTCCAATAGCGGGAAAACTTCTGCTCTCCATTTTCTACATATTGACAGCCCATGAAAACCCCTGAAGGTTTAAGAGTTGCCGCAATGAAAGGCGAAATCGTTGCAAAGTTTGCACCCGGAAGAACTACCGGATCGCCTGTGAAAATGGTATTAGTGGGCGACTGAGCCTGACCCGTTGAGGTCAACGTAATCATGTCAGTCACGGCTTCGTTATTGTAGCCACCACTCTTTTTACGAGCAGGAATGAAACCACGAAATGCTTTAGTAGTAGACATTGTTTCATCTCCTTGTTAAGAAGAAAGCTAGTTCTGAAAAGAAGGTCGCCTTCCTCGTGTTGTTACCGATTTACTTGTGTTAGAGATAGGCATACGAGAATCAGAGTTTTTCATAAGCTGGGCGTTTACTGCATCCATCATATCATTTGCTTTGTTTTCATAATGATTTCTACGGGCATTTACCTTGCCAGTTGGCATTTTAGACAATGCTAAGTCTCCACGACAGACTGTACCAAGGTAACGGCCTTCATCCCTCACGAAGGATGTAACAGCCATTTCGGGAACTTCATCAGGAGTTACGAAGACCCACCCTGCCTGTTGTTTCTTACCAACATTAGTGATGTCGTCTTGACCTTTTAACGATATACGCAGCCAACGAAGGGACATACCCTCATTGTCATAACGTGCTTTTACTACCTCTGGGATAGTGAGGGCATCGGGTTCCTCATAGGTCCATTGATCTTCTCGTAGATTCTGTTCTCGTAGAGTGTCACTACGTGTTTCATTTCGTGTTGTATCCATTTTATTCTCCACGCTACTATTTTATATCTGTATAGTCGCCATCAGCTTGATGTACTTTAAGCTTCTGAGCGGCATACGTTTCAAGAGGTATATTCCATTTTTGGGCAAGCCTTAAATCTTCTTGCGAAAGCTTAACCTTTTTCCTAGAACTCGGAGAAGAGCGAGAACTCCCCGACACCACTTGAGCAGGACTTGACGTAGTTTCCTGAACACGTTCTTTGTCTTCTTCAAACTTATGTGGAAAAGACGTTTTAATTCGGTTATCAATTTCTTGATAAAAATCATTATCACTTGGATCATATCCTTCATTCTTTAGTTCTGCATCAATAGCAAGTGCAGCCGCAGTCATCACATTATCTTTACCAAACCAATTATTATCTGATGCCCACTGTTCTGCTTTAGGATCAGACGCTGCCTGTGGAACCTGCTGCTGTTGTGCCACTGACTGTTCCACAGCTTTCTGTTCTTGTTGTGCATAACGTGCTTTAGCACTATTGACTGCTTTTAAATCACCTTGTGCTTCGTTTAACATTTCTTGAGCATTTAGAAGTTTTTCTTTTTCTCCTTCTTCAAATGCTTCTAGGTAAACTTCTCTTGCTAATGCTATTTTATCTGTTAGCTGTTTCTCTGACATAGCAAGAGTACGTTTACCCATACTCTGTACTTCATTCTCTTTACCCAATAACTTTTTATTTAATTCTTCATTCTGTATTTGTAAAGATGTTACTTGTTCTTCTCGTTCTTTTCTTTGTTTAACAAGTTGCCTAATTCTTTTTTCTGCACCAGCCGTTTCAATTCCTTCAAGTTCTTTAGGCTCTTCAACTTCGGTGTCATCTTCTTTAATATCTTCTTGAGCCTTCTGTTTAACTACAGGCTCTTCAATTTCATACTCTACTTCACCTTGGGATACTTCAACAGTACTCCAATCATCGTTCTCAATCATTATATTCTCCGTTGCTTACGAGACAAACGCCTTACGTAATAATTTATTGTTATACTATTATACCATACTTATTGGCTTATCACAAATCAGTGAGAGCCTTTTCCTAAATTAAATGTAGGATCAAGATTCTTTGGATCACTTACTCGCATAATTACCTGATCATCAAACAATAGTAATAGTTTAACATTCTGATAGTATAGCTTTGTTCCTGCATGTTTACCGTAGCATACGTAGTCTCCTACCTTACACCAGTCTCCATTGGGAAACTTATCTACATCTTTGTAAGCCAAGTCTCCTAATGCGATTACCTTACCCACAGTTGTAAGATAACTCATGTCATCCTTGGTGGAATCAGGAATAAAGATACCACCCTTTGTTTTACTCTTTACTGTCAACGGCCTTACTAAAACATGAAAGCCCGGTAGTTCTGGAAGATCAGCTGGGTCACTTACTTCATCTTCAATATCAATCCATTCGTCATTCTTCATTGCATTACCCATTTGTACCTGTCTCATTTAATCCTCTTTATACATCCTTTTTTTAATAATTTCTGTTAGGTTTGTTCTTGCCCACTCCAGACCTTGTACAGAACCTACAAGTTGTCTGTAGTGGGCAAAATCTTCAGCAACACCATTACTTAGTGATACTTTTAATCTTTCAATTTCTTCGTTAAATTCTTGCACAACTTCATCCCAAATTTCCATCTGGGTTACAGTGAAGCCTTCTTAGTACTTTTCTTTGGGGCTGGAAATTCATAAGAAGATTTGTCCCATTCA